CGTCAAATGGATGCTGCTCTTTTGGAGCTGTTCTTGATCAAACTACAGCAAAATAAACTGTCAGTGTCCGACTGAACGTCATGCGTGTTAGCCCCATGGGGATTTGTACGTTACCCAATCCCATGGGAATTTACACATATTTTCCTACCCCGTAGGGATTTACAGAAATATAACCCCGTACAGATTCACAGATAATTATGAACCCCATGGGAATTTACAGATTTACTTACAATCTTTATTGCGCTGTGCGTCGATCAAGTCGCGGCCTAGTTCGCGCATTATCTGCTTGCGCGACGGCTCAGGCTTGCGTACTTTCTGCGCTTCACGCTCGTACTTTTCACGCTGCTGCTTTGTGATGTACATGTGGCGCTCCAATGCAAAAAGCCCCGTTTTTATGCGGGGCTTTCTTTGGTGACAGTTGTTCAGACTATCTAATATGACGCTAATTTTACGCAAAGTGTAAAGGCATTGCACTGCCTATTTTGTCTAACTTTACCTTTACACTTCCTCGTGCATTTCCTCTTGAGCTTGACCTGCCATTGATTCGTGCACTTTCTTTAAACTCACTGATAGCGAATAGGCTTTTCGTGCAAATGCTTTTGCTCGGTTGTAGTAAGTCGGGCGACTGATACCCAGCCTACCGGCCTCACGCTTTATATTTGCCGCGTGCTCTACATAAAAGAGATTGAAGCACACAAGCGCCTCTTTGTGCTCTTGCATGTCAGCGAGAAAATGAATCGCCATGTTAAAAAACTGCATATCTGGATTGATTCGAGCATCGGGAGGGTTCCCTATTTTCCTTGGCTGCATACGAGCCAGAATGTTTAACGCCCCAGGTGCAATGTAATACTTTCGCGTGTAACACCACCATGACCAATCCTGACAATATTGATGCAGCTCTTTATCATTCATTCATCGCCCCTTAATTTTGAAATATGGTTTTTGCTGCTGCTGCAATTTCTTCTTACGCTCCCGCTCCGCTGGAAATTCAAACGACTTTGCAGGATCGCCGTATTTCCTCGACTCTAGCGCGCTCGATTTTTCATTAGTCAGCCTCCCGCCTGCCAGTAGAATTTCCATCATTTCTTCCAGTGCGTCGGGCTTCATATCAGTTAAATCTCGATCCAACCGGCACTTTAAAAATATCAAGTGCATGCATGTCCAAAAACCCCTGCGCCTCAGCTAATTGCCCTTCTAATCTTGATATTTCATTTGCAGCTAACACCCTGTCCATATGTGTGACTTCTTGCCTAAAGTCGGTCATTTTTTGCAATAACTCCCTAATTTGTGGCGTCATTTTTTAATCTCCTTAATTTCTAAACCAAGAACCGCTTTCATCAAATGCCGTTTCATTCGATACACTGGCGTTATCATCCCCTTAACATCCTCAATAATTCTTTGCCCTGACTTTGTTAAATACTCAAAATCTGCTACGTATCGAATAGCGGGTTTTGTACGGCCATCCAGTTCTATTTTTTTAACCAACTCGAATCTAGGTTGCCGCCGCAACTCAACAATTTCACCTATTTCCAGAAGCGCCCACAACTCTAAATACCGTTTCAACTCGGCTTTGGAGTCGAACTTCTGACCCTGATATTCACTTTTGATGTTTCTGTACTTTCGTATAGGTTTAGTCATGCCGTCTGCCTTGGCTTCACTTGCAACGCATCCAACGCCGCTAGATCAAATTCATACAGACCGAACGGATTACCCACACCCACATCAATGCACCATACTTGCAACGTTACAAAACCCCCTGCAGCGTAGTTTTTAAACCCTGCGCGATGTGCCGCCGCCAACACCGACAAGTAATGAACTGTTGCAGGGCATCCGGTGAACCACTTGCGAATCTCTTTTTTTTCCTCCTCATCCCACTGATAGATTTTTGAGAGTTCCTGCATGTCTTTTGAGAAATTAACTGGGTACTTCAAAATTCCACCTCCTCAAGAGATACGCCAGTTTCAACGCGGAAATGTGCCGGTAAAGTGTTTCTTTCTTCCATGTATTGCAAAGACTGTCTGTCAAAATAAAATCTATACGCACCTTCTGATTCGCCGTGTCTTTGCTTACTCAACAATAAAATGCAGTCTGGATCGTCGGGCGAATAATCCTCCTGGTTCCTGATTTTCGATTCCTTCTCTTTGTTGCGCCAAACAATGAAAAGATTGTCAGCAAGATCGGTAATCGCTCCAGTTCCCTTCACATCAAATTTCGAAGGCAAATCAAACTCACTCTTTCCTTTTTTTACATGCAAAACTAAATGTATGTGGCATCCTGTTTCTTTTGCAATCACGCAAAGCGCATCAACAAATAGCTTTTGTTCGTTGTATGCATCCTCGCCCATGCCGCACTTCATTAAGTTATCAACAACAAAATGATCTACTTTGAACTTATCTATTGTGTAACGAATGACAGCCAACATTTTTAGTGGGTCAATTGATCCTGTGTGGTCGTATATCCAGATTTTTCCATCCGTCCATTCGCCATACCGTTGGATATAATCACGGGTTGGCACTTCGCCACCGAACGCTTGGCGGCTAATTCTCGCCATTGTTGATGATGGGCGCATTTCTAAAGACGCAATTCCCACTTTCTGACCTTGTGCCGCCAAACTGTGGATAACTTGTCCAACAATCTGACTTTTTCCATGTCCGTTGATACCAGCCCACAACGTCAACTCATGTGGCCTAAAGTAAAAATCTTTTTGTGTTTTCATCCACGGAAGCCGAACCTTTGGCGTCGTATCAGGCTTGTGAAAATGATCAATAACTTCGCTCACCCAATCGCTTGCAGGCATCACCCGATGCTCTGCTGGTTCGTCAGACATATAATTCGTCAAATCTATTGTGTCTAAGATTAATTCCATCATTCACCCCACGCGAATTGTTCGTTTTGGAATTTCATCCAAGGCAGAAAATCGAGCTTGTAGCGCCATTGGTTCTTTGGTTTTTTAATGTCTTCAATGCAAGGGAATGCAAAAATATCAGTCCCTTTAAACAGCTCAACATCGAATAAACCTAGCCAACGGGGGTTTGCTTTCGCAATGGATAGGGCTAAGGGCTTCCAGAACACGCTAGGTTTAACGAATAGACACACGTCTAGGCCTACTAGCCACCCCCAGTCATAAACGCCTTCAGGAGCCGCAAAAATCGTGTGATTACTTTCGTTTGTTTTGCCGATTAGCGACACGATCAGCATTTCGTTTGGCTTCATTCCGCGTTTTCTAGCGTTCAAAACCGTTTGCGCACCGGATGGGATAGTCATTTCGCACCCTTCCAACGTGGGTCTACGTAGCCAGCAACAGCAGCAAGCCTTGGTGCTTCGATCTTCGCCCAGTTGTTCCGAATCGCTCCCATGAACGACTCATCCCAATCGACGTACTGATACCCCTTGGCTCTGCAGGCAGAAATAAAATTTTCAAGATGGCGGTCTAGGTTCGTGTAGCCCTTTTCCGTAGCCCACGCACGGACTCGGTCAGAAATCCTAAAATCGTTTGGCAAAGAAGTCTTTGCTGGTGTGCGTGGTTTTTTTGGTGCGGCCGTAGGCGTATCATTTCCTACTCCTACTACTGCTCCTACTACTACTACTGTTTCGGGACTGAGTACCGAAGGGTTTCGAAAGGGTATCGAAAGGGTTTCAAATTTCTCTAAAATTTCTTTAGGAAATGTAGTGGCAAATTCCCGCAAAGCCTTTACCAGTAAGGCTTTAACATCATGTGGTGGTGTGATTACTTCAAACAACTTTCCTGCTGCTTTGCCAACATTTGGGTTTTCGAACTGGTTCCACTTCAGATAGCGGTTAATGACCACCCAAAAAGACCTTTCGCAACGGTATGCGTAACCCTTTCGAAAGAGTTCCCCAAACCCTTTCGATACCCTTTCAATAGGCCACATAAGATCATCAGCGGCATATGCATTTGTTAGCCTAAAACAACCAATCATGTTCCCATGTGGGCATGTCAAAAGGTATAACGCTAAAATGCGCCCGTCCTCTGAAAGACTGCGAGCATCTTCACTAGTCCAAAATGCTGTGTACACTTTTCCGTAATCTCGCATTTAGACACCCCGCCCAACTTGTGATATAGTTCTGTTCATCGTTAGCTTTCATCGTAAGTTAATGACACGTGCTTGGATCAGTTGTCGCTGATGCCGAGCATTTTTTTTGCTTCTTCCAACAACTCCAATTGCGTCCCGTACTTAGCTTCAAAACGAGCCTTATACGGGTGTACTGCTATCAAACTTTTATCGTTGCCTGTACCTTGTTGATGATGTCCCGCACATAGTCCTATTACCTTAAAATGTGCGTCAGGCTTAGTACGACCATCTATGTGGTGCAGGCTTATCCACGGATTCACGCGCCCGTCTTTTCTGCAAGCTAGGCAGCCTAGTGAGCCTATGGCGTCCATAAACTTATGTTCTACTGCGTTAGGGGTGCGGCCTTTCATGCTGTCCCCATGCGCGTGACGAACGGCTGTCTAAATTTGCTATGGAATATCTGTGCCGCCTTCTCGTTTGTGTCTAATTCTTTGCGCGATGAAATGCCGCAATTTGTGAGAATGATCGCTTTAGCGTGTTCGCTATCTGCAGCATCAACCCATTCAATAAATAACGGGTCTTCGCATAACCGAACAGCTAGACGGCACAATGCGCCTATGGGCTGTTTTGGCGCTTCTGGTGGTGGTGTTTGAGGCGCAAGCGATGCCTCATTAGTTAGACGCGCAATAGCAAACGGAACGCCCGGCATTAATCCCATGGCCGCCACATCTGCCAACGTGCATTGCATGTCAAGCGTGATTCTGGGCGAACCATCTGCCATAGTCTTAATTGAAACGAATGTCCCCATGACCGCGCTCATTTGTCGTTGTTCCTGAATGGCGACATAGATATTCCGCCGTTTTTGAATGAAATATCGCGCAGCGGCTCAGAATCTGGCCGACGTGGAGCCATGCTTATTAAATGCTTTGATAAAATTGGTTTAAATTTATGAAAATAATGCGCAACAACTTCTTTTTCTTCTCTCGCGTCTTCAGGATGAGCTAGATCAAGATTCTCACGCATCTTCGGCGTAATATCGTACTCAGTGCCGACTGGTTGAATTACACCGTTGTAAGCCATCTTGCGGATGAATTCGAGGGCGTGAGTTTGCGTAAAATTTTTGCCGATAAAAAAAGTAGATATTTCTTCGCGAGTCATAGCGCCACGTTTTTTGATGTGACGGCAAAGAAGGTAAGTTACGTGACGATGCGACGGGATAATCATTTGTTCGCCTGAAGTTAGTATTGCTTATGACAAAAACTACTTTTTTACTTGCTCGCTACTCTGTATTTGGCGCAAATCTTTATATTTTGCGGAACGGTAATTACCACTTTCCCCAATTTGCGAAGCTGAGTAATGTAGGTATTAGCCAACTGCTCTGTGATGTTTAAACTTTCTGCAACATCGTGTTTTGTAAATTCTCGACGCTTAAAACGCTTCAATAATTCAGCTCTGTTTGCATCTGCTCGTAACTCGGAAGAATTTTTTCCGCGCTTCGGTTTAATAGGCTCTGGAACGCTCTTTTTTTTAGTCATGAGCCGCAGCGTTTTAATCACAAATTCCCATACAGTCATGATGCGCTCCGTTGCTTAAAAATTAGGCAGGTTGTTGAGGTGTTGTAGAATGCGCGTCGCTATGAACAAATTTTCGCGTGAAGCCTTTGAATAGCGCTCCATGTCCTGCCCCTACAATCAACTTGGCCGTTTAGTATCCGGTTCACTGTTGGCTGCGAAGTGCCAATTTCATTGGCAATACGGGTCTCGCTCCAGTTATTGGCGGCCTTTACTTCATTTAGTAATGTGGAAATAGTCTTGTTCATAGGTATTACTATACACGAATGGATAGGTTATGCAATACATGAATGAGACGAATTTTGCGCAGTTTTATGCGCCGTCGTATATTTGTAATATGGATATAAGCTCACGACTCGACAAAGCCATGCATGACGCTGGCATAACGTCACAAACAAAGTTATATGATTTATCAGGTGTGCCGCAGGCTACTATCAGCAGAATTTTAAAAATGGTCGGGAAAAAGGGACCAGAAACTGACACGATTAAAAAATTAGCGTCGGCCTTGAATGTCACATTTGAATGGCTTCTGGAGGGGCGCGACAATAAAGATAAAGCCGCTCAATCAAACGTCACATCCATCTATAAGCGAGCACCACAAACACGATTTGAATGGCTCGACCTAGCTACAACTAAAGCCACATTAGCGCTCAGAGAGGATGCAATCAAAGGGAGTAAATTATCGCTGCTGATCTGGTATTTTTATGAAGAGCTGGTAGACAACAAAGGGGAAGATATAACGCCCGAAAAAACAGAGCGAATCATTAAGCTTGTGGCGAATAGCCGATAAAAAACCCGCACTAAGCGGGTTTTATTTTATTCTTTCAGAGCGTCACCTATTATTTGCCTCACGTCTTTAGGATTGCGAATCACTATCGTTGTTTTCGTGATTATTACCTCTTCATCACTCTGCCGCCTCCTCTCTTTTTTTGCTAGATCATCCAGCAACTGCACCGCTTCTTTGCGTCTCTCCTCGGTCACGTCTCCCCCTATATTGTGATGTTCTAGGCAATAAATAATATCACGATTACTCAAAGTACCAAGCCCATTTCTACGAGCGATTAATTCCTGTTTCCCCTGATGGTGCTTTTTTCTTGCGCCGAAAAACAACAATAGAAAATTTTTAGAATATTTATGCATTCGCGTATTGCATTCATTATTCATTCGTGTATAGTTACTACATCGCAGCAAACAAAACAAAAGGTGACGAGATGGACGGACTAGACGCAGCACAAGACAAGTACGACAGAGAAGAGCCTGACTGGGATGAAGACGAAGAGGAAGCACTGCAAAGGGAACTAGCAGAAGACCTCGCAGAAGCATGTAGAGATTAACAAGCGGCTCGTAATAGTCAACCACCGATGAGTTTCTAAAGGTGGCACGAATGGAGCGCCGGACGCAACCGGCAAGAGTATTTGGTAGCACTCCTAAATCGGCGGCTCAATGTCAGAAATGATAGTCCGAATTGAGCAAGCCCTTCGAGAGAGGGGCAACAAGAGACGCGATTTGCTGGTGTATGCGCTGATGCAAAGCGGATGTGCAAAGCAGTTCGATTCTGTGGAAGTCGTGTCTTTTGTTGGTGCGGTGTTGAATTCGGAGAAACACAAACAACTGTAAAGACTGGCTGCGATGCCGGAGGAAGAGTAGGCAGACACCAAATCAGTGGCAGAAATGCGAGGTGGTGACGTGGAAGGCGAAATCGAAGAAAGCCGCGCAGGGGTAACGACCTGCTACCAACACGTAAGTCCAGCCGCGTAAGTGCTGGCAAGTATTGAAGTAGTGACGAGAGGCTGGGTAGCTCCCAGAGAGTACTTAGGTGTTGGTGAGTATAGAAACACTAATTCGGGTGAAATTCCCGACCAGTTTTAGCAGTCAAAACCTAATGACGGGGGATGAGATGCAAACAACGAAACCAAGCAAGGAAGCAGTCAGGCACTGGATGAACAGGGATCGCAAGAAAG